TAGGAGCCTCAGCGGGCTTAGCCTCCGGTTCTACCTTGGCCGGGGCTAGCACACTAGCCAGGGTAGCGGCTACGCGCTGCGCCTCCACCTCAGTAGCCTCCGCAATAGTAATGGCCATAGTGATCAGCATTTTGTGTTCTCCTTTCAGTTGCTGATACGCCTAAACACACGCTGCACACCATAGAACGGGGTGCGCAACGGCCTGGGACCAGGCCCAGACCAACCAGGCAACCCCTTAAGGGCACTCGTGATCTGCAGAATATCGGTCCTAGAGTGGTCACCCCGGCGATTACCCAGGGCAACCTCCCAAATCTCAAGCGAGCACACCATCATGATCCGGTGTGTGCCTACTACTCTACCCTGTTCGGCGTCCATCAGCCAGGCCCTCTTAGATTCTGGGCGTAGACTGTCCCAATCCTCGGGCACCAAAGTGTCCAAATAGGCCTGGATCAGCCCGGTCAGGCTATCCTCCTCAGTCGACGCGGCACGCACAGTCTCAGCCATAGCCTCCTCAGCATCATCCAGGAACAGCCGGTCACCAGCCCTATAGAGCGCCACGGCCTCAGCCCACAATTGATCCACATACTCATCCGTATACAGGTCGAAATCGGCCTTACGGACAACATGCGCAATCAGGAAACGGCGGTTACCCTCCTGGCTCCGCAAGAAAACCGGGTCATTAGTGGTACCCCAGATGACACTACGGCGCAGTAGCGTAGTCTCCTGCCTGTCATATGGCAGGCGGATAACATCCTGCCGCTGCGTGATGAATTGCTTGAGCTGGTCGTTGTCGGCTTTCTTCATGGCGAAACCCTCATCGGCAACCACAATCCATGACCGCGTCATCGCCATGACCGTGTCTTTGTCGCCGATTGGGCCCAGTGAGCAGGTCCAGCCACGCGACATCCTGTCCACCCACCAGGTTTTACCCAGGCCCTGGCCACCAACCAAAATCAGGCAGTTATCCACCTTCACGCCGGGTTCGTAGATGCGTGCCACCGCCTGCACCAGGCACAAACGCGCTATACGGCGGGTATAGGGCGTGTCATCCACACCCGGCAGGCATGTCTCAACGCGTGAGACGCCATCCCACTCTAGTGACTCCAGGTACTCCTCTACCGGGTGGTACTGGCGCAGCTGCGCCTCAGCCTCCAGGATCCCATTGAGCAGGTCCATGCCAGGGCGGGGCATGCCATAGGCGCGCTGCAGGTGCGCGCTAATCTCAGCCCGATCAGCCATAGTGATCGCGTCATCCCTACCTGGCGTGACCCGCCTCCAGGGTAGATCCTCACGCGTGGTCACACACTGGGTCATGAGGTTACGCGCCATGGACCGCAGCACCGGGTCATGCTTACGCAGCAAATCCCAGTTATGCACGTCATCAATGACCTTGCCGGTCTTGGGACTGCGAGTCAGCTCCAACTGCCACTCCGGCAGCTCCACCTCACCCGACGCGCCCACAAAATCAGCTCGCGCTAGCTCTTCCACGATCTCACGACGCCCCGCGAAATCGCGCAGTGCATGCTGGATCGAGGGGCGATCCGCTGGGGCGCAGCCAGGCGCCACACCAGCATCATCCCCCGCATACGTGTGGATGGCTACTAGATCAAAAACCGATAGCGCCATCCCATACGCGGGGTCGCTCGCGTGGTTAGAGTAGACCCTCCCATCCGGGTACACCAGCACCCCACCCTCACTACTAGACGGCGAGTAGTGCCAGCGATTCTCACCCACCTGGTCATAGGGCAGCCTGAAAACCTCAACTGCTTTAGCCATGTCATACAGCCGGTTAAAAGCGCCGGGCACACCGGGCAGCTGGTACGGGTCGCGCTTGGCGCCGGGCATGTGGGGAGGCTCAGGCCCCAAGCCCCCAAACTCGCGCAGCAAGCCCTCAGCTGTAGCCCACTCACCTGTAAAGGACATGTGCTCATAGGTGGCCGGGTCACTCGTGGCGGGCCAAAACATCAGCCGCTCAGGCTGGGTGCTACCTGGGTCGAACTGGGCCCCACCCAGGCGCTGCATGAGCCCCTTCACCACGCGGGGATACTCAGCCTCACTCAGGCCACGCCCCATGATAGGGATAATCACCCGGTAGCGCGGGTGGCTGGGAGTGTGAGAGTAGGTGGAATGCACCAGGCAGGTCAGGCCCAGGGCACCCACGCTAGCGGGCAAACCCTCACTAGCGCTATCCGCATCCAACGTAACCGCGCTACGGTACTCCACCTCGCCCTTACGCCTGGTGGTGCCACGCAAACGTCCAGCCACATAGCCCCCACAGTCTTTGTGGTCCTCAGGGTGGGCTGCACGCTCAAGCATGTCACCCCACGACATGGAGACGGGAGTCCAGCGACGCGAGGATACGGAGGGCGCCACCGCGAGCGCCAACACCAACCCCGTAGTAGTAGTAGTAGTCATGCCACGCTCTCCAAATGCTGTAACAGTGCCGACTGCACGTCAGCCTTCTTATCCAAAACACGGCGGATCTGAGCATCAATCGTCCCACGACCCTCCAACACATGCACCACCACCGGGTGCGTCTGCCCCTGCCGCAACAGCCTTTTATTGGCTTGCTGCCACTGCTCCAGGCTCCACGGAAGACTAGTCCACACAATCGTATGCCCACCCCGCTGCAAATTCAGGCCATGACCCGCGCTCGCAGGATGCGCCAACAACACCGGGATCTCCCCACGATTCCACGCCGCCACCGACCCAGGCTGATCAATATGCACGGCATCAGGCATGGCCGCCTGAATCAGCTCACGCTCAGCCCGATACCGGTAAAACACCAGCACCGGGCTAGACGCATAGGTGCACAGCTCCGCGAGAGCGTTGATCTTGGCCTTGTGTAGGATGTCATAGCCGCCACCCTGGTCATCGTAGAGAATGCCCGCACTGATCTGGGACAGGCGGTTACTGGCCACAGCAGCGCTAGCCGCCGTATGCACCACCCCACCCACCAGAGACAAATCAGCCACCAGGGTGGTAGCCATTTGCTTGTAGATGCGCCGCACCGGGGCGGGTAGATCCACGCCAACGGTGTTGTAGGAGATGCTAGGCAGGTCCAGGCGGCCACCCGCGCTCATAGACAACACAATGTCCTCCAGTAGCGCGTGGATCCGCTCGGGTGCACCCAGCCTGGGAGCCCAGCCTGTAATCACACCAGACCGCAGCTGCCCCGTAGGCACAAAATAGCGCTCGCGGTACTGTGTGAGAGTGGATCCCAGCCGCTGCCCCTGATCTAGCAGGTAGACCTGCGACCACAGGTCTAGGAGGCCGTTAGGGCTGGGCGTACCCGTCATCTCCCACACATGAGCGCACCCAGGGCGGCGCGAGATTAGCCGCGCATGCTTCCACCTGCGTGACTGGCGGTTCTTAAACCCTGACGCCTCGTCAATGATCAAGGTGCGCCAGGTGTGGCGGCGGTCAGCCTCACCCAGTAGCTGGTGGGAGACGCAGTAGACGTCGGCGGGTGTGGCCCAGGCGCGTGCACGCTGCGCTGGTGTACCCGCCACCGGTATCACCCGCAGGTCAGGGCGCCACGTGGCGGCCTCCTGGGGCCACACGTCCCGCACCACACGGGCTGGGGCAGTCACCAGGGCAGGCAGGTGCCTAGGCTCCAGGGCAGACAACACCGTGGCCGTCTTGCCCAGCCCCATGTCCAGCCACAGCGCCGCACGGTCATGGGAGCGCAGGTGCTGGACGGCGGCCTCCTGATAGGCGTGGAGCTTCACGACTCCACCCCACTGACCACGCGGCCAGTGTCGCTACTGCCATCCTCGCGGACCCACCCAACCCCCCGCACCGGGACAGACCGCACCGGGACAGTCAGGGTCACCAACAGCACCCCATCCACCTCCACACACGGCAGGCTACCCGCTGGGTAGGGACGCAGCCGAATAGCCTGAGAGCCCAGCTGGGCCACGCCGCTAGCCTGATCCACTAGCAGATCCGGGAACACACTAGGGCTGTCTTGGGGGCTCATATCTCCCTCACCCCATCCGCGGGCAGCAAAGGCAAGATAGTGGTAACGCTGTCAGCCACTAAACTCAGCTCCACAATCAGGCGCCCCGCTTGATCGGAGGCGTTTACAACCGCAACCTGATCACAGCACAGCTCAAACTCATCCACCAGCACCATGCCGCTCTCGCCGTCAATCACCACATCGTGGGGACGCGCGTAGACGTGCTTACCGCTCATGACTCCTCGCCGCCTTTCTGCGCTCCTAGCGCCTCAGCTAGGTGGGTATGGTTATTAGCGATGACCTGTAGGGTCACCTGGTGCAGCGTGATCGTAGCGCTACCGCCATCCCAAGGCGAGTGGTCAAACCGCACCTCAACGTTACGGTTATTCCCCAGGTACATGCCGTTAAGGGTAATCTCGTTCTTGTCTAGGTCTACAACTAGCTCGTGTTGGGTGCTCATGGTATACTCCTAGTAATTCCTTTCGGTTGAATAGGTGTTGGTAGCCCCCGCGTCTTAGGGTTGGGACGCGGGGGCTAGGTGTCTATCAGGCCGCGTCGCCGCTGTCGGTGTCGTACTTAGCGGCGATGTCCCACAACTCGTCCTCGTCCACGATCTGCACGTAGCCCTGCTCGTTGCGGTGCTCAACGCCGGTGGCCGGGTCGAAGGCGCGATACCAAGCGAAAGCCTCATCAGCGATAGCCTCAATGTCGAAGTTGGAGGAGTAGCCGTTCATGGCGGCGCGCAGACCCTCGGTCACCTCAAGCCAGGAGCTGTAGATGTAGAAGTCGTTGGTGAGGGCCTGGCACTCGCGGAGCTCTTCCTCAGTGTCGATGACACCGTTGATAACGTTGTAGCCCATGGTTCTTGTCCTTTCGGGTTGTTGTGGTGGTCGCTATCCCTTAGCGACATAAATAGTATAACGTACATGTTCTAGATAGCGCTACCCTAAACAGTGTGTGCTCAATCACACTCTAGGCTATCACACAAATCACGCACACACCCATCACCCGTAGGTGCGTACCGATCCCACATACCCAGCTCCTCCAGCCACTCGCGCACACCCTCAGC